GTATTAGAAGCTCAAAAACAAGGTGTTGATGAGAACTTAGCATTAAGTATGGCTAACATTGAAAGTGGCTTTAATGCCTCTGCAAAGTCACCTAAGGGTGCTATTGGTGTTATGCAATTAATGCCTGGTACTGCTAAAGACTTAAATGTTGATCCTAATAATGTTGATGACAACATTAAAGGTGGTGTATCATACATTAAGCAAAACTTTGAGAAATATAAAGATCCCTACCTTACAAGTATTGCTTATAATGCAGGTCCAGGAGTAGCTGATAAATTCTTAGCATCTAAAGACCCATCTATACTTCCTAGTGAAACTATTAATTATGTTACTCGTTTAGGAGATATATATTCACCTCCAGTGACTGTAACTCCTACAGAAACACCTGCAGAAGCACAACCTTCATTAGAGGCTACACCAGGTACAGTTCAATCAGCTGTTGAGAATCCACAAAACTATTATGAGTTTAATCCACAAAATATTGGTGTTGCTGGTGCTATTGGTGCTGGTTTAAGTTTAATACCTGCTATTGGTGGTCCATATAGAGTAGGTAAAGTAGGTCTTGAATTAGGTAAACGAGTTTTAGGTGGGGGAGCTTCAGGAGCTGTGTCATCGACTGCTGGTGAATACTATAAAGCAGGAAGACCTGAAAACTTTGAGAATGATGTAACTGCTATGGGTATTGAGTTGGCTGCAGGAGCAGCTCCAACAATTACTCGTGAAGTCATTTCAAGACTTCCTACAGCTGTTACAAATTTATTTCCAGGTGATACACTCACAAGATATATTGGCAGACCATTAAAGTCTTTACTTGGTGGAGAAACAGAATCTGAATTTATTCTAAAAGAAGCTAAACTTGGTAGAACTGATGCAGCTTTTGCTAAGAGAGTTAAACCAGGAACTTCTACAGATGTATTTACTAGAGGTAATGAAGAAGCTCAAAGAAGATTCTTAACACAAAATAATATTCCATTTACTCAAGCTGAGACAGCTGATAATGCTGTTCGTAACTTTGTTAAGACAAACATTGATGACTTATACAAACAAGGTAAAGGTTTTGTAGATAGCCCACAATATCAAAAATTACAAGGAGACTTGGCTCAAAGTATTAGAGATGGTCTTGTTGATCCACAAGAACTAAAGATTATTACTAAAGTTATTGGAAGTCAGAAATCTCCATTAAATGCTGATAAGTTTAAAACTACAATCTTAAACTTAGCACAACAAAGTGAGACTACTGGTTATAAAGTATATAACTTAGATAAGACAGCTCAGAAGCTTCTTACAACTGCTATGGATGACTATTTTACATCAACTACTGGTAAGCCATTATATGGTCTTTTAAAGAAAGTAGAAGAAGATAAATATATAGCTCAAGCTCGTGATAGCTTACCTGTGTTAATACAAAAAGGGTTTAAGGGTGATGATGTAGATCAAGCTCTTACAAATCTATCTAAGAGTAAAGCTGGTGTTGATGACTTTAGAAAATCATTAGCTACCTATCTTAAAGTTATTCCTGAAAAAGATTTAATAGCTGAGTTTAATCGTCTTGAACCAGTGATGCGTAAATCTAAAGTACTTCCTATAGAAGATTTAACAAAGTTTAAGAGAAGTATTGCTGAATATAAATCTACTGGTGCTAAGTTAGGTACTGTAGGAGCAGTAATTCTAAAAGATTCTATATTAGGTCTATTAGGTGCAGAAGCAGCTAGAGTAATGCCACTATAATAAAAAAGGGGCAAAAAGCCCCTTTGTTTTATTCCCCTTCTTCATCCCATTCAATCATAAATCGAATGATTAGAAGATCTATCAAGAGTATCCAACCTTTACCTTTCCTGCCAATCTGTTTATAACTCATGTGTTCAATACCTACATTAACACCACTGATTAGTTCTGATCCAAAATAATACATTAATTAACCTCACAAGTTCCGCCAGCACAAGCCAAATTATCTTTAGCTTCCGTATGGTCGTCAGTTTCAATTACTTTCGTTAAGTCTATCTCTTGGAGATGTTTAAACATTTCCTCAAAGGTTTCTTTAGTACAGTCTTCAAATGGAGCTTGAACATAAGTGCCTCCATCATAAGGTAGTACAGAGATACCAGTATAGTTATAACGATTCTCCCACATCCATTTACCACATTCATCCCACTCATCATTCTTTAGAGAGATAGTACATGATACATTATGTTGATTATCTCCTCTATTATTACCATAAGCTACCCATTCTAAGTTAAACTTCTTAACTCTTTCTAAGATGTCTTTATAGCTTTCAGTGCGAAGGATAGAACCTTCAGGAGCTTTCTGAGGGAAACTCATAACAGCTTCTAAGTGTGGCTTCCATACACAGTCTTCTATTAGACTAGGTACTGTTGATGTCATATATCTATATAATGGTTCATTCTTACCTACACGCATACGCCTAATATAGTAATCATTGTGCCAAGCATGAATACCACTACTGCTACCAAGTACAAGAGAAGTAGTGCCAGCAGGCTTAACTGTAGTAATTCTAGCTGACTCTTTGATGCCAATGATGTTAGCCACTCGTTTATTTTCTTCTTTAGCCTCACCTGCAGCCTCCGCTAAGTTTAATTTAAGAACACCACCTGAAGCAATACCAGTCATAGAAACACCAAGGAGTGCATCCTCTTCTGAAGTTTCTTTCCATACACTTCTTAGATAATGGAAGTCAGTGTACCCAGCTTGTAGTGTACCGATGAATGTAGCAGCTCTAACACGAGCATTGAGTGTGTCTTGAGTATCTACATCTGATACATTAACCTCAACTAGATTACAATAGGAGTTAGGTCTTAAACTAATCTCAGCACATGGGTTAGTGCCTACATCATAATTATTAGTCCAAAATACTCCAGGTTCACCTGCACCTGATTGCTCTACTCGTCTCCAAATAGAGAACCACTCTTCTTCTGTAATCTCTTCACGATTTAAAGCTACTGAATTGTTAGCTCTACCTCGTTGTGGGTTAAGTTCATACCATGTACCACTCTTAGCTGACATCATGTCCATGTCATCTTTATCAAATAAAGAGATTAGGGCAGCTCTACGAATACCTCCTGATAGAACAGCATCAGCAATATGACAGATCATATCATGCACTTCAATAGGCTCTAACTTACGACCCACAGCATTGTTAAGAACACTACGGAGTTTATCTAAGCAAATGCGTAATGGGTCAGGACCTGGTGCCTTACCACCTGAGGTAATAAGTCTAGCACCCTTAGGTCTAATATCTCTGAAGTCAAATACAGGATCAGACTTACCAAGAGTATAAGATTTAATTAATACTTTAACAGAGTCAGCCCAACCCTCAATAGAATCTCCTACCAAGAATCGTCGTTGTTTAGCGGATGGACCAACGATAGTAGGGAGTCTATCTGTGTGTCTGCGTTGAACGCTGAAGCCCACGCCACTTCCGCCAAGTAAGTTAAACATGGTCTCGCTGAAAACGGCAGGATGATCGACAGGGGAATAAGCACAATTGAACATACGATTATTGCTAAGTTCAATAGGAGTACCTCCAAATTGAAGGCTACGCATAGAAGGCAATACTTGACGATTGTAAACATATTTGTAAACATCTTTAATTTCCTCTTTCAATTGTGGGTATTTCTTCATGTGCATTACCATGTTACGACTGACTAACTCTTCCCAGGTTTCCCTTCTTTGTGCTTCAGGGACATATTTAGCATATTTATTAAATATGGTTATGTCACTTAAAATCTTTTGACTTTTATCCATTGGTTTCTTTCTTATAGCATAGTTATATAAATTAATCGGAGGAAGTGTCATCTCCAAGTTCCAGTTCACTGACCAACTTGTCGAACCTGTCTTCAATTTTGTCTTGGAAAGCATAGACTAAATCCTCAGTAGTAAGTCCAAGAAGATCAATTAAATCTACTTCTGAAACTTGTTGAATAATCTTTTCTTCTAATTCTGTTAATGTTATCATGTTTTCAATTCTTTGAGCAACTCTACATAGTGAATGACTTTATCTAGGTCAGCCTTACCACCCTTGTCTTTCCATCTGCAAATGTACTTAATTATGTTTCCCTCTATAAAAGGGATATTGTTTTTAGTTATAAACTCGATAGGTTGTATAGTAAATTTCTTATAATGATCCCCTCCAATTTGTTTACTAAGTGATGTTGACATATTTCTCTCCTGTTTTATGGCTAATACTCTTAGTACCTCTAAACCAATTACCACATCCTTGACATTGGAAGCGTTGATATTTAGCACTAGCAGTGACTGCATACCCTCTCTTCTGATGATGTTTTCCACCACAATTAGGGCAGACTAAACCATCTTCAGATAAGACAGATAAATTCAAGTGATTCTTAATCCAAGGCTTAAAGCGTTGATAGACATTCTCTAATAATATTACATCATTCTTATTATACTTCTCCATTGTCTTCCAAGCTTGTGGGTCTTTGTTCATACACTTAATCCAAAGCTCATGTCCCTCATGTGCAGTTTTCTTACCAAGTCCCAAGGCTTGAGAAACATAGTCAAGTTTGTTAGATACAAATCTAAATTGTCTCTTAGCTACTTGTAGTAAGTCAATCTGTTTAAACGGAGCAGGAGGTGTTAATCCATTAAGAATGAAATCTTTGTTAAGTGTTGGTATGTCAAACCTAGCACCATTGTAGTGAATGACTGCATCAGCCTCGTCGAGAAGTTTATGGATACCTTGTAGCATCTTCTTTTGTGACGACTTATTCACAGAATCAAATATAACTTCTTTCTTACCTAGCCATTTAGCAGCATAGCATAAAGTATAAGAGGATTCAAGTAGTTGGTTTAACCCAATGTTCTGATCCCATATACCCCATACATGAGCTGTGTTAGGACTAGTCTCAATGTCTAGTAGCAGTATTTTACTCGTCATTAAACTGTTCTCCATTAGGTTTAGATACGCCATCTTTAAATCTTTTTTCTACTTCACCTGTACTTTTATTTAGCTCATATTCATAGTCTAGTTTCTTCTTATGAAATATACGATCCCAATTATCTTCTGCTTCTTTAGACAGGGGTTTACTTCTAATTGAATCACCTGTTATATCATTTTTACTCATTGCATCTTCCCTTCAAATACCCAATCAGGAAGGTAGTGCAAATGAATCTCATGACCATCTTCCGTTTGTTCTAGTACACAATTTCTTACTACATAATTTGCTACCATCTTTAATAA